ATACCGATACTTTGTTCTTGCAGTTTGGGCACGGAAACGAGAACTCGTACTCCACAGAGGGTGCAGATTCCAAATATTCGGTAATTTCTTTGAACTGATCGGGTAGAAGGTGTTCAATAAACAGGGTCACATCTTCTTCCTTTACTGCACCACGCTCGTACACTTCGTCTTTGTACATTACCTTGTCCACGCACGAGTACGCCATCTCAAACAGCATGGTGGTCTGGTCTTTGGTTACATCCAAATCGTGAATGGTTGGATACCGCATTATAAGCGTAACATCGTCGTTGATCTTTATGTTGGGTGACTTTTCTTCAGCCTTTACTTTGGTCTGAATACGATCAATATTGATTTTGATAGGGGTCTTGCCCTCGCAGAACGAGCACTTTACCGTTGGCTTTAGTTCTTCGCCTATGGATTTTGCGCGAATCTGCAACATGGCGTAGTTGGCATCTGATGCTGGAATCTTCTTGGTGTCTAGGCGATTCTCGGTGCACGCAAGAATCATGTTTCGCACAGCGTCTATAACGATATTTGGATTTCCGCTCTGTAGAGCAATCAGCAACACCTTTTCTTCTTTCACCAAAAACGGTCGGTACTTTACAACCATTTTTGTGACAGGTAAAGTCATGGTATAGGTGGGTACTGTAGACGGAGCAAGACGAAGTTTTTCCATAGTATTTCCTTTTCAAGTATACAGATCAGATAGTAAGGTATTTATCCTTGTTTTCCTGTTATTGCATTGCCAATACCCGTAAATAGATTGTTCGCGCCTTCGCGTACACCGGTAAAGAACGAAGCAATTCCCAACCCGTTTCCGTTGTTCTTTGGAATGTTGCCCTTGGGGAGTTCTCCACCGTTGTATTCTGGGAATTGCGGAACAAAGAATTGTGAGGTGTACTTTCTGAACGCAAAGGTGATTTCTTGAGTCAGGTACTCGTTTTCTCGGTCGTTTGCAAAACTCAAATCGCCAATCATTTTTGGATAGGTTTCTTCAACCAGTGAGATATACGACAACTGGTCGCTGCGATCCAGTACATGGATGGCTAGCGTTCCTGCAAAATCATCGTAGTACCCCACCTTGTAGTTGTTGTTGTCTACTACTTTGCTCATCCATTTTTCAAAAAAGCCACGCTCTCTCATGTCTCGGGACATGATGTAGGTCAAGGTGATTTCTCCACCGTACAGGATTTCATACGGCATCTGACGAGCAGGCCCGTAGATTCTGTATCCAACGGTTGACACATTTCTGCCGGGAATGGTTACATTTTGGCAGCGTATCATCAGGTTTGGTATGCTTGCACCTTCGTCTGCCATAGCCTTTGGTAGTTGAATTTCTGCCACATAGCGATTAGTGGTCAAGAACCCATTATCCATAATGTTGGATATGATGTTTTCTACTTTGGATGAGCCTTGAAACTGTGTCATAGGTTGTTCTCGGTGTTGATAGCAGAGTTGTACGACATACGACGAATACCCATTTTGCGTCCTTTCACAAACAGGGCTAGATCAATATCCACTAGCACATCCCAAAACTGTGAAGGAATTTGTATGGGTTTTTTACGAAATCCCTCTCTTACATAGCGTCGGTAGCACGGCTTGAAAAACTTGAATTTCTTTGGGCCTTGTATTCTGCGGTATGTTGTGCCCAACCTAGTCAGCGATTCGTCGCCGTTCTTTCTTATCGGCAGCGAATTTTCTATGGCGTTGAATAGTTGCTTTCTCCACTTTTGAGCAATAAAGTGTAGGTTGATGCCTTCAAAACCGTCACGGTGAACTTCTGTGATGATTACCAAAGGAAACACATCGTATGCCACATTTGAATTCAAGAACCGTTGGTCTTGTGGTTTATATTTGAAAAACACCATTTGACCCGGCAGAAACCGAGACGGCATGTGTAGTTCGTTCTCGTCTGCCAAATAGTGCAGCAGTTTTATGTACGACTGGTCTGTGCCACCAAGCCCTGCCACCGTCTCTGATAGCAGTTCTTTTAGTTCTGCTGACTGTTTTGTGTTTTGGTTGGTCATTTCTTGTGTCGGAACAAGTCGTCTTCTGTGAGTACTTTGAATTCCCACCCACGATTAGTCGCTGCTTCTTTGGCGGCTTTCCATTTGGCACAGTTGGTGATCCAAGTTTGGGCTTCGTACAGGTAGTTTCGTGACTGCTTTTTTGGTTTCTTGGGTTCAGAACACTGCTTTTTAGGTTTTACCTCAATCAGCATGGTCTTGATTCCACCGTCTACAGTTTTCATCTCTACTATGAAATCCACAAAGTAGCGGTGTGGTTTGCGATCTAGTGGGCTGATGTACGGTATAATCACTTCTTCTGACCCCCAACGCACCACAGTTTCGCTCAAGTCGCAGTATTTCATAAATCGGCGTTCCCACATGGAGCGATACACGATTTGAGTGGGGTTGCCCATGTACTTGGACGGGTTAGTTGGCTTAAAATATCCTTTGTAGGGCATATAGATATGTAGAACAGACCCAAGAGGAAATACTTAAATGGCATTACCACCCATCACTGGTCAAGGAATCGGCTCCCTCATAAAGCCACAAGAGGCATTGGAATCCGATTACACATTTGCAACAAACCGCCCGCAGAGTGGAAATATCATTCGTGATGAACTGTTGGCTTCGCAAGGTAATGATCCAACAATCAATAAACTGGAGTCTTTTCAGCCGTCCAAGCGTGGTTCACGGGAAAAGCCTCTAATTATGAAATATCCTGTTGATATGGGGCGTGGAGAAATCCCCCATGTCATGCAGTTCAAGGCATTTTGGAGATGGGAAAATCCTGAATTCAGAAAAGCAGCCGAAAAACTGAAAGCAGAAGCAGAGAATACACTTAAAGAGTTGGTTGATGCTACCAATCTAGTGAATGACGGAAACTTTAATGTTCCGTCATTGACACAGCAATTTGGATCTGGGGTGCTTTCTAAAACCGAATATGCAAACGCATACAAACTGCTGATGGATCCGGCTTTTGCGAATCCGTCAAATCCGTCAAATGATAATACACTAACAGATATGCTTTCTAATCCTGAAACACGCGAAGAAGCACGCCGACAGATGGAGCGTAATGTGCGTAGCGCAACTGATCGGGTTGAAAGTATTCAACAAGACTTTGGAAATTCCAAAGAAGCACGATTGGGTGCAACTGAAATCAGCAAAGACCCTGATTTCTTGGATAACCGATTCAACAAACAGTTGTCTGGTGGTGCTCTATCAAAGGTAAAAGATGGAATAAATTCGTTGTTGAGTTTTGCGGGTCTTCAACTGAGAGATCCACAATACGACCAAATGGTTTCCATCTATCTTCCTGTTTGTACCCGTATAAACGGAGAAGATGCGTTTAGTTACACCGATGCAAACATGGCAATTGCAACTGGTGCTGCTGCTGCCTTCAATTCTCTGTTTAGCAGCGCATCTTTAGGAGATAAATTAATAGAAGGTGCAAAACTAGCAGCCGTTGCTGCTGCCACTAATTCGGCAAACGGAACCGCTTTGGCTGGTGTGGTTCCTGCTGTTACTGGATTGGTGCTGAATCCCCGAATAGAAAAAATGTTCAGCCAAAAAGAAATTCGTAATTTTAGTTTTTCGTGGGAACTGTATCCCCGCAACCAAGACGAAGTAAACACCATCAAGAACATCATAGACACTTTCCGATACCATTCACATCCATCCCGAACAAGCGAAGACGGAAAAGAACTAGATCCTCAAATCATGCTTCGCGTTCCTGCTGAATTCACAATCAAGTTTTTGTCTGCAAGCGGAACACGCGGAGAAAACGGATTCGTGGAAAACGAATACATTCCCAAGATTTCTAGGTGTGTGCTAACAGGCATCGGCGTTGACTACACACCAAACGGTGTGTTTAGCACACTGCCAGATAACTCGCCCACAGGTTATGTACTTACTCTCTCGTTCTCTGAAATTGCTCAACTCACCCGTCAGGATGTGGAGGTTGGCTACTAATGTACTTCAAAGAATTTCCAGTAGTTCCATATCCTTTCTATATTGGGGATACCAGATCGTATG